ATAAACATTTTATCTTGTGTGTTAATAGACCCAATAGTTGTTTCTGTTCCCAAATGAATTAGATGTCTATCTGTATCTGATACAATTGTCATAACACTGGCTGTTGGATTTGTGGTCACAGCGGTTGCTCTTGTAGTCACACCATCAGTTGGATTCCATTCAAACGTGCCACCATTTTTAATTGTTGCTATAAGTATTGTGCCATAATTATCTAGTGACCAATTACCTGGTTCTAAACTTGTAGCTGAAGCAGACGTTGCTGAACCCCAAGCAGTAGAACCATTCCAAGTTCCTGTACCCCAACCAAAACCAAGAGTTTGTGTTGCTGAACCCACAGGAAAATAGGATTGCACTGTGCCTGACCCTGCTGCAGTAATTCCTGCACCTGATTCACTTGAAGGCATAGTAATTGTAAAACTATTTGTGGCTGCTGTAATAATTTGAAAAGGGTTGTCAGTAAAGTTAGCTGCAGTAAATCCTGTACCGCTTCCAGGCATAGTGACTGATGAAAAAACAACAAACTCACCTGCTGTTAAATTATGAGAAGTTTTGTTTACTGTTACTGTTGCAGAGCCATTTGTAGAAGTAAAAGTCAAACCTGTTATTGCAGTTTCAAGAGGACTAATATCATAAATACCACCACCATAAAATAAAAACAAACCTTTACTTGTACCTATAGCTATGTATTCCGTGCCATCTCTATCAGTCCAAATGTGTGAGGCTCTTGCTACTCCAGGTAAAGTTGTTGAAACGGCTTGTTGCCAACCACCAATTTTTTCAGGTTCACCATAACGAAAACGAACAAAGTCACCATCTGTCCATTGGTTTGCTGCTTCACTTTGT